TTGGGCTTTGGCAGCGGCATTTGGATCAACGGGGCCAACAAAACTTTTTTGCGCGGTTGCAGGGGTGGTTAAACCAGAAACGGCGCTTCCAAAATTAGTAAAGTATTCTGCAATAGAAGCGGGGGCGGAACCTGATCCTGTCCCGGTGGAAATATCATTTTCCCCATATTTGACAGTTCCCGGCGTTATAGTAACAACGTCGGTGGGGTTCCCTATGTATTTAGCCCATTCTGCATCGTACCCAGCATTTGCAGTTGGGTTATTTTTCCAATCAAAGGGATTGTAATTTGGATCCCCATAAACCGCATCCATGTTACTGATGGAATTGGAAGACCCAATAGGTTGCCCAGTTAAAACATCTTTTACATCGTTACCGACAGTAGCAACATCTTCGTAAATTCTTTTAACGGGGTTCCAAAATTGGCTAAATGTTTTTTCAGCGCCGGTTTTAATAGCCCCAAGGGGATCATGGGCAAAATCTATTACTTTGTTTTCAATGCCGGTAAGTTTCTCACCTACATCGTAAAGTATATCTTTGCCGTATAGTAAAGGATCGGAAATGATATTGTATACGTTGTCCCCAAAATTATTTATAGAATCTACGGCGGAGTTTAGGGTTTTATCTAACCCACCCAGTATTCCATTTTCTGCAATCCCTGCTCCGATATTGCCTAAACTATACCCACCCAAACTTGCGCCAAGAGTTCCCCAATTTAACCCATTTTCTGCAATATCTTTGCCTCCTGCCAACGCCGCAGAAAGTCCGGGGTATCCTGCTGCGCCCAATGCTAGTTCACCAATTTTGGTAAAGAAATCCCCCCAATCAAAAGTTTTTTTATCTAACGTATAGTAGTACTGATTAGCTCGCAATACCGTATCAAACGCTTGGGGTTTAGTGTACCCTTTTTGTAATAAAGAATAATAATTAGGAAACGCTGCACCGCGATCCCCCCCAAATGTATTTTTGGCGGGGTCATACCCATATGGTTCAAACCCACCAAAATGAAGTTCTCTAAATTTTCCAGAAGTTACCCAAGAATCAACCAACCTATTTACATTCGTACCTTTGGGGATGTTACCAAACGCTTGGTATAGCCCAGATCCGGGGGCTTCAGCTTGTTCTTTGGCGTGTGCTTTAGTTTTAACAGAATAATCACCATAAACTGAATGACCGGGGCCAGTCGTAGTTTTAGTACCAGTCTTAGTTTTAGTACCAGTCTTAGTTTTAGTACCAGCGGTAGAAGCGGGCTTGTAATTACGCCCATAATCCGCCGTCATCTGATCGGTATACATTTGCTTAGCAAGAGCGGGGCTTGTGGCAAATTGCCCAATAACCATAGCCGCAAATTTATCTGGTTGTTTTGGGTTTATCGCAGAAGTAACAAGTTGGTTATCATACCCATTAGATTTATAAAATCTTTGTAAATTAGCATCCGATAAAACTGAGCCTCTCCCATAAATTTGCTTTAAAGTAGCGGCTTTAGTTTTAGGGTTTAAATATCCTTTTACAATCGGATCTATGTATTTATATAGCGCCGTTTTTTGAAAATTCTTATCGTTCATAAAGGCGTAAGCCGCAGGGTATTTGTATGCCGCAGTACCGCCAGCAGTAAACTTCCGGGCAACGAGGGAGTTGGGGTCTACAAGAGAAGCGATACCGGCCATACCAAACTCCTAAAGCTGCGCTGAGATGACGACCCAGCGTGCATCTGCTCTTGAATAAATAAGCGACACAACGCCGGAACCTGTCGTAACGATGTCGGCCCCGGTGTTTGTGATAATGCGGTTTGGCGCGGTGCTACTCGCACTTTGATCTTTAATAGTCATAGCGTTTGCAGTGGGATTAAACACTACTAACTGCTGCCCATCTAACGCAGAAAAAGCTACCACTCCAGTAGAATCATTTACTGCATTGCCGGTTAAAAACCCAGAAATAGAGAACGCCCCCGCAGGGGACGGGTTAACCCGCAAAAATGTATACGGCGGGATCTTTAAGTTATCGTTTGTAGCCGCTACAGTAACTGACGCTACCCCCGTAATAGGGTCTTTAGCAAAAGGCGTAATTAGCAAATCGTTAGTCGCGCTCCCTACATTCGTCCCCGCTTTGGAATCGAAGTTTGTGAAGAACGTGTCTAGCGCACGCGCAAGCTGGTTGAAATACGGGAAGTCGTATTCTTTAGGCGCACTGGGGACGCGGGGGGTTTTGAATTTATCAAACGCCACATTTACCCCCTCGTACCGTCTTCGCGTATATCAAGGCGCGGAGATCCTAACTGCCAGTTAACCCCCAACACCCCGGAAGACCCGATAGAAACGCCCATCTGGCGGGCGCGGGCACGGACGTACACTTGGTTGGTATATTGCTCCACCGCTACCGTAGACCCCGCACTTTGCGTAACCGCCCGCGAAAAATCCTCTCCCTCGGCGTTGGAAGTCATATAGGCCGAGCCGGGGAAGTTGCGTGGGTACAACGTAAAATCCACAGTGGGATTAACCCCGGATGCTGTGGCAGAGCCTATAAACGATACGTCCGGTATCAGTCGGCGTGCCAACATGAACTTTTGCCCATCCGGGTCAAGATCGATGTTGTTGGAAGTGATGTAAGAAGTCATGGGCAATGTGCCTGCGTCTGTACCCTGCTCATGGTTGTACAGGTAGTTGTCGTCCCCACTCGCCCCTTGAGGATATTGCCGCAATGGAGAGTCTGACCATGCTGTGCGGCTCATTCCTTCAGTACAATCCCCGTAGTACCAAATGTCCTCGGCGTAATTATATACAACGTATCTGTCTACGACTGTTGCGCCGGAAGAGCAATAGAACCACCAGACTTCAAAGAACCGCTCGTTAGACCCCGCAACAACTTGCCCACCTTGGGCAAAATTGATGTTTTCAAAAACGTGTTGACGGAGCGTGCAAGGGATGGTTTCGACGCGACCGTTGTAGATAAAGAATTTGTCGGTGCCCATCCAGTAGTAGACGTTGTTCACGACGGCCACTGCGTTTGTTCCGATCAAAGACATGTCGGAAGTGATGAGCTTCTGGGCAAACACATCGTTAGACCCAGTGAATGTTACTGAGGTTACTGACCGCTCAGTGAATACGAGAATTTCGCCAAGGTTAGCGATTGCACGGAGGATGGTTGAACCAGTCTGGATTTTAAGAAACCCAGCAGTGGAAGTAGCCGGAGACGCTGGATTCCAGTTGGTGTAGTCATCTTGACTTGCCCACCGGACTAATAAAGGATCGATTGTATACGGACTGCCTGCACCATAAGGCGTAGCGCCAAACGCCATCAAGATACCGCTATAGGTATCGTAGAGAATCTGCCCAACTTGCTGTGGCACTTGCGTACCGGAAAATGCAACGGCATTACCAGATGGGAATGGGAACCCCGGAGACACAGACCATTTGTAAATCGGGCCATTGCGGATGTTGAACAGCAAGTCAGTGTAAGTGGTGGTTGAGTCGTACCGAGACGCAAAGTAAACGTATCGAAGCGGGTTAGAGATTGTCGTGGCAGACGCAACGCCCCACCCAGTAGTCGGGGTTGTCCCCGAACCGCCCCACGGAGGAGCGCCCCACCCCGTGCCTCCAGAAGCCACTGCATTGCCGGAATGGATATAGAAGTACGCGGTAATGCCCGCCCCGCCACCGGGGGAAGAAGTGCTGGCTGTGGTATCTACTGTGATCGTAAACTGATTAACGCTCACCACCGTCACATAAAACTGAACCCCGTTGAAGCTAGTTGCGGGAATACTTCCTATTGCAGCAACCCCGGCAAACGTCATGTAGTCACCAGTCAACGCCCCATGCGCGGTGATGTTTACTGTAACTATTTTAGAACCAGCAGATGGGGTAAGGCAGTTGGTAGTGGTAGCGCCGGTATAGGTGTTCAAAAGCGGCGTGATGTCGTTAAGCGTACCGCCGTTGTCAACGTAAATTTTGCTGCTAGTGCCCAGCGCAAGGTAGTTCAAGTCAGTAGACGCCAACCAATTAAAAAGCGTGCGGCACACTCCCAGATACGCAGTAACTGAGTATTTAAGCCAGCCCCCCAATTTTTGGGGGTAGCCCGAGAGAAACCGAACCTTGTTGCACTCCCACCAACCGCCTTCGCCTGTGTAGTTGGTCTGGTCTCGGTTAACTCCCGGTTTGAACGTCAGCTTCTTAAGGGGCATCAGCCTTCCTTACGGATCATCTCCACCACACCGATAAACGCAGCAACGGCGGTGCCAATGGTCGGAATCAGGTCAGGCGAAATGTGGATACCGAAACCACCAACGACCAGTGCGATTCCGCGCCAAGTGGAAGGTTCTTTGAGTCGGGAAACAAAATAGTCCATGAGCTACTCCTACGGCAGATTAATGAGGTTTTCAGCGACTCGCCGCGCCCAACCCTTGCCGAAGGTATCCCATGTGCGGAGGTCGGCCATGAATTTGAGACGCTGCCCATTGAAGACAGCGGCGAGCTTGTACGGATCCATCGATACGATGGCGCTCAGCGTTTTGTGGCCGATAGCCCCATCATCTACCACACCCACCGCTCTTTGCAACCACTTTACGGCTTGGGTGACCCCCGAGTTGACGGCAGCGTCAAAGACGGCGAAGCGAGCGTGCTTAGGGATCTCATCCGCGTGAATCACATCCCAGTAGTCCCGGCGATAAATTGCTTTGGCGCGGTCTAATGTCAGGTTCTTAATATCCTCGTTAGGATATGCACGCCTGCACACTCCAAACTTGGTCTCACCACCGGGGTCACGGGGGTCGTAAACATAGCCGCCCTCATGACCGATAAGCACCTTGAACGCTTCGTCGAAAGTCATTTGTCTGCCTTCCCATCAAGTTTGTCAAAAATGCGGTTCAGCAAATCTTTGATTTCGTAAATGTCGCGCCTGTAGTCTTCTTTCAAAAGATAAGTTTTTGGGAGGTCTTCGCGCAGGCCAGACATGTCGGATTTCAATTCTTTGACCGCGCTCCACACTTCGTGGGCGAACCATCCTAGTAGCGCCATAATGACCCCCAACCCAAGGTTGATTACGATTTGTAAGTCCACTGTAATTCCTTAGTTAGCCATCATGATGATCCAAAAGGATCCATCAGATTGAATCATTGCAAATTTACCGGCTGTCGCTGCCAGAA